CTATCATATATTTTTGATCATCGTCATCGTCTGGCATAATATCATTTATCACACTATTTTTACAATTCCATTTAGTACCCCAATTATGCATATTCCAATTATACCAATCAACACCATCGGGTTTTGGAAGTTTTAAAGAAAAATCCAACTCATTATTTATTATATTTTCTGATTTAAATAAATTAACATCAATAATTTCACCTATAACATATAAGTCATTATCACACCAATTCGGCATATTTAAATATATATTGTTTTAATGTTTATATTTTTTTTTAAAAAAACACTGTTTTAAAAGTATATTTCTATATTCAATTTATCTCTCTTACTTTTTTTAATTTACTATTTGAGGATTGAAAACACGTTTTTTTTAACAATTTTACTACATGGAGTAAAGAAAAACAGAAAAAATAAAAATAAATTATGAAGGGTAGTTATGTAGAACTGAAAAAAAGGCACTAATCAGTTTATTTTTATAAAAAAAAATGTCGCAGAATAATACTGACAATGACTGACAAAAAAGGACTAAAAACGACTAAAAACGACTACCCAACATATCATTGCTCTAAATGTGACTATACAACGTGCGATATTAGTAATTGGAAAAGACACATTAAGACCAAGAAACACAATACTGACAAACGACTGACAAATACTGACACTTTAGGCAAAAAACGACTAAAAACGACTAAAAATTGGCATTGTGAGTGCGGAAGGTCTTATAAACATCGACAAAGTTTATTTTCACACCAAAAGAAGTGCGCCTTTATTATTGGCTGTTCTGAAATAATCGTTAAACCTTTAGAAGATGAAAGTAAAGATGATAACTTAAAAGATATATTGGATGTTATGAAGGATCTAATTGCGCAAAACAAAAATCTAACAGAATCTTTGAGAGCGGAGAAAGAGAGAAAAAGCTTAACTATTTCTGGAAATAATAACAATATGAATAGTCATAATACTAATTTTAATATTCAGCTTTTTTTAAATGAGGATTGCAAAAATGCAACATCCATTCAAGATTTTGCTCGACAAATAAAAATTACAATGCAGGATATCTCTCTTTTAAAAAATAATGAACCCAAAGCAATAACCAATATAATAACTGAAAACCTAAAAGATTATACAGAAACAGAAAGACCATTTCATCATCATAAAAAGAAATGGTATGTAAAAGATGAGGAAGTTGGGTGGGATAAAGAAGGCAAGTATAAAGGAGAAAACATAATTAAAAATGTAAAAAACCAGGTATCTAAGGCTGCACCAAAGGTTTTTGTAGATAATCACCCTAATTTTCTAACAGATGAAAAACAAGGTCAGGAATATGCAGAAACAGTTGCAGCAGCATACAGAGACGTTAAAAATAGTGATAAATCCAAAATATTGAAAAGCATTGAAGGAGAATGCGAGATAACAAATTAATATTCCATTATTGTATATTATGGAATACATTGTATTAATTGTTTGGTTATGGCTTTTATTGAACCTTATATTTTTAATTTGTATGGATATAACTAAAGAAAAAGAGAGATATTCTCATATAAAAATACCATTTATAGATCAAATAATTAAAAGTTTATAGAATATTTGTTTAATACTAAAATATTCTATATTAAAAGTTTATAAGATATTCTCTAATTTTGTTATTGTCTCTTCTGTAAGACTTTCCGGCATGATTACCGAAAAAGTAATAACTAGATTTCCTATTTTGTTATCTCTTTTCATGCCTAGATTTTTAATAGTTTTACTATAACCATTTGAAACAATATTTCCTCTATTATTATTTATTTTGTATATCTCTCCTGAAATATGTTGCAAATCAAAACTAAATCCACATAATGACTCTTTTAATGTTATTACTTTATTATAATGCAGATCTAATCCTTTTCTTACATACTTTGTTTCGTTTTTAACAACTATAAATATTTTTACATCTCCTATATTTTTGTCATTTAAAATATTTCCCTTTTCTCTATTTATAATTATTTCATTATTATCTACACCAGGAGGAATATTTATATATATTTTTTCCTTTTCCTTTTGCTTTATATTGCTATTAATACACCACCTTTCTATCTCTAATGGTATCATACATCCTTCATATGCTTGCTTTAATGTAATATCGATATGCTTTATAATTGGTATAGGTTTCATTGAGTTATGATGCATATTTACACCAAATATTTTGTGGATATCTAAATTAAACTTATCAAAATCTATATCTTTTTTTGAATTAGAATTATCACTCGAATCATCTACATTTATATTTTGAAAATTAGCTTTTTTGAATATTTTCATAAACTCATTAAATATATCCGTTGTTTCTTTTTCACTTATATTTTTATCTGTGTTTGCTTTTTTTCTTTCACTGCTTTTAATATTGTTAATATATTCATATGCAGCATTTATTTTTTGAAATAAATTATTTGAGTCAATGCTATTATTGTTTCTATCCGGATGATGCATTAATGATAATCTTCTGTAAGCCTTCTTAATTTTTTCTGAACTGCTATTAATAGAAACTCCCAATATTTCACACGCAGTTTCTTTATTCATATTACTAGACTAAATCAATATAAACTTTTAGGTATCTCTACGAATATATGACACTACAACAACCATTTACATACAAATATAAACCAAAAAACTTGAAAGATTTTCATTACGATGATGAAGTAATAAATGTTATAGAAACGTTTATTGATATGTCAAGTTTAAGCTTACTGTTAGTAGGCAATTCTGGATCTGGAAAATCATCTCTTATTCAAAGCATTATTAGAAAATACTATGGATTTGATATTTCAATTATGCATGATAATATACTTTCAATAAATACACTGAAAGAGCAAGGTATTTCTTATTATAGAAACGAGGTAAAGGTATTTTGTCAAACCGCATCTATTATTTATGGAAAAAAAAAGATTGTTTTGCTAGATGATTTGGATGTTATTAATGAGCAAAGTCAGCAAGTTTTTAGAAATTGTATAGATAAATATAGTGATAATGTTGCGTTTATTGCATCATGTTGTAATACACAAAAGGTGATAGATAGCATTCAATCTAGGATGAATATAATAAAGCTGAAATCACCAAATATGAATCAGTTAAAGAAAATTGCTGAAAAAATTATACTTCATGAAAATATTAAATTAAGAAGCAAAGAAGTATTAGATTTTATTTGTAAAGTATGCAATGGTTCTGTTAGAATATTAGTAAATTATTTGGAAAAGTTTAAATTATTAGATCAAACTATTACGCTGGAATTAGCATCTCATGCATGTACAAATATTTCTTATTCAGAATTAGATAAATATACAGACTTTTGTCAATCTAATAATTTATTAAAGGCTATAGATGTAATTGATTCATTGACAGTAAAGGGTTATGCAGTAACTGATATTTTAGATAGCTATTTCACATACATAAAAACTACAGACAAAATTGTAGAGGATAAAAAATACGCAATTGTTCCTTTATTGTGTAAATATATTACTGTTTTTCATGATGTTCATGAAGATGATATTGAATTAAAGTTTTTTACCAACGAACTAATTACGATTTTGACGAAATAATAATATTTTATATATTATACATCAATGCCATCGCAATTATTTAAGAAGGTAGTACCGGAGTCATTGTTATTTGATTTTTTAGAAAGTTTTTGCGAAACTAGTAATAATATGTTAGTATTATCAAATAATTCGTATAAGAAGTGCGTTTTCCACGAATTACTATCGCCGTTTCTAGATTCACTAAAACAATATTATCATGATTCAAAGCAGTTGTATGTTACTAGAAAAATTACTTATTCTAGATTTATAACAGTTATTAGGCAATTATGTAAATTATTAAATATTTCTTACGCTTCAAAAATAAAGTATATTAATTCTTCTTATGATATTATTTATTATATCAAAAAAAGAGAGAGTTAGTTATCTTGCTGTCAATAATAGTTTTCCAGCAATATTATCACATTCTAGAGCCTGCTCAGATGATAATCTCGCAAACCATTGGTATTTACTTCTAGACAATATTTCCTTATCTGGGAGGAGAACACCTAAAACTGTTGGAATAAAATCAATAAATGTATTTCCCATTATACGTTCAATTCTAACTAATTTATTTTCAGAATCTTGACAACCCAACAGTTGTCCAGATACACATCCTATTTTATTTTCACCATACATCATATTTAACCACCTATTTGTAGATCCTATAAAATTACTTTCATCTGTGTAATCTTGTGAAATAAGATTTTCAAGATATTGAATATATTGATCTATTATCTCGCAATTTTTTGGAGCACCCATAAATCTGTCCGAAATAAATACTTCCGTGTAATCTGCACCAGATGTGTCACATAATAATTCTCCAGCAAACATTTTTCCCCCACATGTTTCGGTGTAATACATACTCGCTAAGCTTTTCATACATAAAAAACTTGGGGGAACAACCAAACCACCATAATGTTTTAGTAGTCTTGCAATAGCTAATTTTCTTAATTTACTTTTAATTGGATCTGCAACACGAGCCATATCAATATTCCACCCAGGAACGATGTTTTTATATGTATCATCGTCAATTACACAAATATTGAAATCACCGCCACATTTGTCAATTATTGATTTTATTGTTAAAAATAAATAAGGCTGATTAAGATCATTACTATTTCTAGTATTGAAACTAGACCACCATCTAGAGTTTGTTTCATAATCTAAATGAATCCATAGAATTGGCAATTTACTCTTTGCTAAAGAAGAATCATTCACTAAATATTTTTTTACAAGCTCATAGTTTCTAGTATCTTCGTCTCCTAGTGCTGAAAGTTTATATTTTTCATAAATAAATCCAACGCCTAACAATAAGACCATTGTTACCATATATTTCATATAGTCCATACTTATATAGTGTAAATACATTATTTTAGCTATCATTTGTTAGTTTAAGAAGATTAGATAACCACTTTGAGTTTGCAGTTTTCATTTTTTCATGCTCTTTTGCAAGTTCATATGCACGGTAGGCACTTTCTTTATTATCCTCGTCACGCATCATCTTTAATTTTTCATCATGGTCTGATTCTTTAAAATGCTTGGTGTAATCTTGCTTTCTATATTGCTGCATGTCAGATATATTTTTAAACTTTTTCTTATTTTTATAGTCTTCTTCTGTAACCGGAACAACACTTTCAGTATAAGCTTTATGCACATCATCATACTGTAAGTTTCCAAACATTTTACTTTGATAATATTCAGGTCTTTTATTTGTTAAATTACTATGGCCAGATTCATTTCCTATACCAGTTTCAAGAATGTCTTTCTTAACAATAATAGCTCTTAGGTTTTGTTTTTTGTTTTCAATTATTCTATTCATATCATCTTTTGAATGAGCCTGCTCTACATCAGCTTCTTCTTTTAACCAATCGCCATAGCCATCATCTTGATCATACTCTAATTTATGTTTTTCAAACATTTTATTGAAAATAAAATTAAAGTCTTTTTTATTTGAAAACTTTTTAAGAATATCATTTACCCCCTCTGTTGATTGATTTAAGTTTTCATATTCATAATTTACCTCAATTGATGTATCTTGCTCTGCCTTTTCTCTAAAACTATATAGTGAGTAAATTAATTTATAAGCTTTTGAGAAAAATAAAAATATCTCTTTTTTCTCACCAGATTTATCTGGATGCGTCATTAAAACGATCCGTTTTGCAATTTTTAAATCTTTCCTTGAAAAATCAAATGGAATATTAAATAAACTTAATAGTTCATCAAGACTATAATTTTCAATATCTAAATCTAGGTTATCAAAACTCATTAGAATATATTATTATCTAATGAGTTTTTAAGTAAATACTTATTTTTTTATTTTATTTGATATAGCTAGACATCTTTCAAAAAATCCAATAACTTCTCGTTTCATTGATGTATTTACACTATCACTTGAAATATACCATAAATCTCCATTATCAATATTATCATTATACCACATCAATATGGCAGGAATACTATTCACTCTGCGTTTTTTCTTGAAAAATGTATAAAGTTCTATTTGATCATCTATATTTACCTCAATAATAATAGCATTTTCTGGTAACTTCATAAAATATTCCTTGCAAATATTAGTTATCTTTTTACATGGATTACACCAATTCGCGTAAAACTTTAAAATAACCATTTTATTATCAGGTAAGTTTTTCAAAAGATTATGAAGTTGTTCTTTATTTATTTGTGAAATTATTTCTCGAAAATTATTTTCAGACATTTACAATAATATAATATTTATCTTTATCTTTATATTTCTTCTACAATTTTAACTAGTTCATCAATATCGATATCTGGTAAATGCGGATGTGCCTCCCACATATATCTACAATACTCCCATGAAAAATCAGATATATTGCAATACCATTCTGGATTCTCTTTCATTAATTTAATATGTAACTTTTGTGGCAAAAGACTCAACGAGTTTCCAGGCAAGACATAACTAAGTTGAACCAACGAATCTAATGGATCTTCTGGTTTTTCATCTAAAATTGATTGATCAAAATAAGGCACATAATGAATCAAATCTTCTAGAAGCGGTGGATAACTGTAGTTATATTTCCATCGCCAGTCGATACAACCTTTCGTATAATATTTAAATGTCCATTCCAATCCTTCCAAATAATTAATGCAAATATCCCGTTTTGCTTCTGGCCTTACTATTTCACCAAATGTAATATTATAATATCGGTTTTGCCAGCCTTCCTCGCGCGGATTTATATATAATTCCTTCCTTCTATCTATCAAAGGCATGCTCATATATCTTGCCTCAAACTCGTTTTCATTTTCTCTAGGCCTTCCTGCAAATCTTGCCTGCTTTTCCCGAATAGAATGTTCTTTTTTAATATATTTTTCTTCATTTTCAGCTAGATATTTTATAAACTTTCTTACATTTCTCCAATTTATTTTATCCGAAGTTGTTAAGTTTCCATGTTTTGAAACAATATATTTATAAGCACTCATGAGCCGATCTATTCCATCAGTTCTAATATTTAATGCAGGGAAATGCGGCATGAAATCATTTCCAAGGAAAAAACAAATAAAAATATAATCAAACATTCTTTGCTTTTGAGATTCATTTTCTATATCAGATCCATCATTTAAATATTTTGTTAAATAATTTGCCATTGACGGCATATCCAGAAAATAATTTTCATTTGGATCAATTGATTTATCGATCGATCTTATAAAATGCGGCGTTTCTCTGAAAAGATATATTTTATCAGCAAATCGCAAATGATTCAATGTTAGCATTATTAAATCAGCATCCAATCCATAAATAACAGTTGTTTGACTTTGATGCTTTTTGTCATCTCTTATTAATTTATATATTTTATGCTCTCCTTCTCCCGGCTCATAAGAACTTGAAACGATTATTTTTAATGGATTAAATCTTTTGTTACTAAAATATTTTGTTACTCTATCTCCTAACTTTTTCATAAAATCTGTACCCGGAGTAATTGCGGCCGTATTCCAATCTATTGTATTATTACTAGTAGGCGTATTATAATTTCTAAGAATAGCTTTATCAAATTGTGTCCTACATCTTCTAGTTCGTTGCTGAGATAGCTTTGCAACGGGAGCAACACCATCAAACGCGATATAAACTTTATTGGTAGGATTGACAAGCATTATATGACCTTCAATATTTTTGCAAACAATATTAATAAGTTCTTTTTCCAAAAAGGATTTATTTTTTGATTTTTCGATAAGATTTTCATTTCTTAGTGCATCATAAATAAATGAATTACAATCTAAATAAAAATTATTGGTTTTGATATTTGCATCACATAGTTTTATCAAAATTTCCTTGTACTTAGTAACCACATGTTTAAAATAACTTGGAATGCCCATTTGTTGCTATACTAATATGTATTATATCAAAATGTTTAAGCGATATTAAAAAGTTATATCGCAAACATTTAATAATAAAAAATGTTTAAGAATAATAAAATCGTTATATTATATATGCCTTTAAAAGAAAACACAAAAAAATACAGTTTAAAAACCAAGGCAACTTTAGCAAATAATGATGTTTTAGTTGGGAACATTGTCAAAAGAACTGATCTTTTAATGAATATTATACAAAAAACTATAATTAGTATCCAGCGATACAAATCAATAGATGTATTGGGATCTATAGAACTTAAATCTGGATTAGAATCACTGCATAGAGGATTTGTTAATTTAGATAAGGTTAGGTCAAAGATTGACAGCGAACACTCTCCGGACGAATTATTAGATGATTTGCAAAAAGCATCTAATGATATATCCAGCATATTTCGAAGTTATGGTACAGAAAGTATGAAAGATTTATTAATGGTTTGTTTTGGTAGTGATTATTACGATATTATAATGAAAAATATGGACGATCATGATAAAAATAAGCTAAAAATGATAATAGATTATAGCCACCCAATAAGTTATAAGATTCATCAGTGGAAAAAAGATCCAATTGAAAAATATCTTAGAAGAAATCGTGTTGTCGATGATATTATGATTGTGGAATCTGGAAAAACACTGGACTGTTTTGATATGGCAAGAACATCCAAAAACTTTCATACAAAAGTCTATGGAATTAAAATTGCTTTCAGAAATGAAAGTTTGAGAAAAACATTGATTGTTTGCGCTTTGATAGATGATATAATGCTTGAGTGTGCAGGTTCTATTTTTGTAAATAATAAGATTTTATCTATAAAGTCATCAGCAGATAGTAAAGAAAATGAGACAGAATTACATAGATATTTGAAAAGCCTTACTTTAAAAGATTTGTTTGTGTATAATGAAGATGAACTTATTAATAAATATGTAGGTTATCAAAATCAGAATCTGTTAAATAAGCAAAAAACTATTTCCCAAGTAACAAAGGAGTTTTTGGGAAACGAGCTTTTTCAGCAAAGAACAATACTATTGCAATTATTGTTGAAAGCTAACGAACATGAGTATCAGTATTTAGCTTATTTATTGTACGATTTGCTTACCAATGATGCAAAAGGAAAAGTTGATACCGTAGATCAAACAATGATATTTGATAGTTTGCCTTGGAATGTTAAGAAATATTTTAGAGATGCAATGAAATCCACTGTTAATTATACTCATACTCTTTCTAGTTTTGATAATTCAAAGATTCCATTAGAACAGCAGATATGTTTGATGAAGGCAGATGATAGTGTCAAAGAAAAAGCAATGCTTAAATTAAAAGAGGTAAAAGCTAAGTCAGAAGATTCCGGATCAAAGGCAAGACAGTATCTTGAAGGACTTCTACGTATTCCATTTGGAATATACAGAAATGAAGGTATTTTAAACGTTATGGGTGATTCAGTAACAGCTTTTAATAAATTGATTTGTAGGATAAGAGAGAATAATACAAAAATAACCGAGTTCCCAGTTAAAGATTGTTATTCTAGTTTGGAAGTGAGAAATTATAGTAATATTATTAGTGAAAAATATCTTTTAAAAATTAAAAGCCAATTTGCAGAGAAAGTAAAAAGGCTTATAACAAATAATAAAAGAAACATGCTGATAACGAATGTTTGTAAAATAAATACTTTTATTAAAAAAGAAGATATTTCTTATCCAAAATTATTCCATTCTGGTAAAAAAATAAATTATATGAGAAATGCAATAAGTAAGCTCATTGATTTTTATAAATATGACAGCAACATGATATCTAAAGTTGCCAAATCTTGCAATATCATTGAAAATAACGAGAATATTGTAAGTTTAATTAGCGAAAGCTTGGATAATATAAATAGCAAAACACAGGAAATATCAGATTTTATGTCAAGTGTCAGAGAAACGTTAGATTCGGCTGTACATGGACATGAAAAAGCCAAAAGACAAGTTGAAAGAATTATAGGTCAATGGATCAATGGGGAGAAAACCGGATATTGTTTTGGATTTGAAGGGCCACCCGGCGTTGGAAAAACATCGTTGGCAAAAAAAGGCATTGCAAATTGTTTAAAAGATGAGGACGGAGTAGCTAGACCGTTTGCATTTATTGCAATAGGTGGATCATCTAATGGCAGTACTCTTGATGGCCATAATTACACTTATGTCGGCTCCACTTGGGGAAGAATAACTGATATTCTTATTGAAACAAAATGCATGAACCCTATTATTTTCATTGATGAATTAGATAAAATTAGTAGAACAGAACATGGAAAAGAGATTATTGGTATCTTAACACACTTAATAGATTCAACACAAAATGATACATTTCAGGATAAGTATTTTAATGGAATTAATTTAGATTTATCTAAGGCCTTATTTATATTTTCATATAACGATGCTGACTTACTAGATAGAATATTATTGGATAGGATACATCGGGTAAAGTTTAAACATTTATCTTTAGAAGAAAAGCTAGTAATTACTAGAAATCATTTGTTTCCAGAGATATTTAAGAAGATGGGACTGCTTGATGTTATTGATATAAGCGACGAAGTAGTAAAGTATGTTATTGAACAATACACATGTGAACCGGGAGTGAGGAAATTGAAAGAGCTCTTATTTGAAATTATTGGAGAGATAAATCTTACTGTTTTGCAACAAACAAAAAAATATGAATTGCCGATTACAGTAACGCAAGAAGATATTAAATACAAATATTTAAAAGAGAGACATGAAATGCGGGTAAAATATACACACAATAAAGCAAAGGTTGGCTTGATAAGCGGTCTTTGGGCAAATGCTATGGGACAAGGAGGCGTTTTGCCAATAGAAGTATCACTTTATCCGTCAGGAACATTATTAGATTTAAAATTAACCGGTATGCAAGGGGATGTTATGAAAGAAAGTATGACTGTGGCAAAAACACTTGCATGGAAACTAGCAATAAAAAATGAACCAGATATTTTGGAGAAAACAATAAAAGACATGGGAACTTTTAAATGCCAGGGGATACATATTCATGTTCCTGAAGGAGCAACGCCAAAAGATGGTCCTTCTGCGGGGACAGCTATTACTAGTGCATTATACAGTTTATTTACAAACAAAAAAATAAGAAGCGACATAGCTATCACAGGAGAGATTTGTCTTCAAGGAAAGGTAACTGCTATAGGTGGATTGGATTTAAAGATTTTAGGAGGTATAACCGCCGGAGTGAAACTTTTCTTGTTTCCAAAGGAAAATAAAAAAGATTTTGATGAGTTTATGGAAAAGTATTCTGATAACGAAATTGTAGATGGTATTGAGTTTCAAATGGTTGAGACCATTGATGAAGTGTTGGATATCATATTTGTTTAATTCATATTAATATCGCAATAATATATTCACTAATTATATATATTATGGCGGGAATCGAACTTACTATTTCTAATTTAATTTATGTGATATCTGCACTCTCACCATTGCTTATCGGATTTTTTATGATTATGCTTACAATTGTTAATCAAAATATTAAAGGAATTATTTACTTGGCTGGTGTATTAATAACAACCATTTTAAATATATTTTTAATGAATGCATTTCAAGATAAGATTCCTGATGATGCTCCATTGACATGTAATATAATAGAACTCCCATTTATTTCACAATTTCAAACACCTTCACCAACATCATTATTTTTGGCCTTCACATTTATTTACTTGTTGCTTCCAATGATAAATCATAGTACAATAAATTATGCGGTTATCGCAACATTATGTGGTCTTATTGCAATAGATTCAGTTGCAAGAGTTTCAAATAAATGCACTTCACCCATGGGAGTTGTATTGGGAATAGTTGTAGGTTTGCTTGGAGGTGCTGGATGGTATTATATGTTTCATGGGTTAGGATATGATGAGTTGCTGTATTATGATGAAATGCAAAGCAATGCGGTTGTATGCAGTAAGCCAAAAAAACAAACTTTTAAATGCGCCGTTTATAAAAATGGACAACTAGTTACAAACGGTGCTGCTTAATGTGAAAAAATATGCATATTATTTATTACATATTTGCAGATGCTGTCAATGCATCTTCTCCTGGAGAGTGTATAAACCATCGCTCTTGTTTGGCCCAAGTTTAATTTCATAACATTATGAAAGTTCTTTAATATTTTTTTTAAATTAGCATTTTTATACATTTCATCATGTTGTTTTCTTGTAAATATTGGTTTTCCAATATTTTTATTTACTTTATTATGAAACTCTAGTAACATTTTTATAAGCGTATCTCTATTATTAACATTTTCTTTATTTAGTGTTTTCATAAGATAAGTTGCGTGATTTGTGCAACTAGGACATGGCAAGTTACTGCATAAATTAGAAAAGTGTTTTAAAATATTCGGTATTTCTTTTTTATGTTTATCATTCAATCTAAATGCTAATGTGTGAAATAAATACCAGCAGGCATTTCCCCATAATTTTTTGGTCATGTGTTAATATACATAAAGATAAGATAATTTGTTATATTATATGAACTATATAATTGAAGATAACTTTGATTTTTGGAAAGAGTTAGAAGATGATACTTCGATCTGTAACGATGAAAACATTTGTATGCTAACAAAAACACCATTAACAAAAAATTATATTACACTTCTTTGCGGACACAAGTTTAATTATAAGTGTTTAGTTGATGAAATATTTACAACAAAATATAATTATAACAGGTATGATAATCAACGTAAGCTACAAAAATATGAGATACGATGTCCTTATTGTAGATCCATTAATTATGGATTATTGCCTACTATCAAAACTGAGTTAAACTCTGAATCTGGGGTTACAGGAGTTACTTCAAAAAATAAACATATTCCGCATAGAACATGTAGATTTGTTATGAAGCGTGGAAAAAGAAAAGGAGAATCTTGTAATTCGAATCATGCATATGACGATGTAAATGGTACATTTTGTCAAAAACACCACAGGTGCATCATTAATGAAAAAAGAGATTTGGAAAATAAATCAAATCATCCAGAGCTATTTAAAAAGAAATGCAAGGAATTAACAGAACTCATTCCTAAAACATATAATTTGAAGATTCCAAAAAAGAAAGCAGATTTAATTGATCTCATATTGAAAGAATCATTTTATAAAAAGTAAATATTTGTAAAAAGTTTAAAATGATATTATATTAATATACACACGATGGTTGATACTAAAGAAGCTCTTTTAACTAATATTAAAGAATGGATTACAATAGATAAGGAAATGAAACTTTTAAGAGGTGAAATAAAAAATAGAAGAGAAAAAAAGAAAGCTTTGACTGCATTATTGGTTGAAACAATGAAAACAAACGAAATAGATTGTTTTAATATAAATGATGGCAAACTTATTTATTCTCAAAATAAAATAAAAGCACCATTAAGCAAAAAACATTTAATTGCATGCTTGTCAAAGTTTTATGAAAATGAACCTACTAATGATGCTCGTGATAAATTAGCAGAATATATACTGGATAGTAGAGATGTAAAAATTAAAGATAACATCCGACTAAAAGGCAAGAAAAAGTAAAAACAGTTAAATAAAATAGCACGTGTTTTATATACATGCTTAATAATAAAACACGTACTAAAATTAAAAAACATTTTGGAAAATTAAATACTTATACACCAATGCCAGAAAGTGTGGATATAGACTTTTCCGTAGATAATTTCACTTCCATACAAAAAGATAATGTTGGTGTTTTGTCTGATGCATTAGAAGAAGTTGATGTATGGTCTTATGTGGGAGAAGATAAAATGAGTATGGAAGAAATACCATTAAATGAAAACCAGGATGTTAAAATAATAATTTACAGCATAGATAATCATTCCTTAAAACCGTTTTTGCTTTTCTTATTGGAAAAAAAAAATAATAAACTTTCATTTATTGAAAAAAAATATAAAAAAAATCACAAGATTTTATTGAAAGATATAAATATATTTCCAGAACAAATCCTAGAATATCAATATCAGGGGTGGTATAAGACCGATGAGGAAGTATATTTATTTTTTCAAATAGAACAACTAGAAAATCCAGTGAAAATTACTAGTAAAACAAAATATCTCCAGGTTTTGTCAAGTGAAATAATTAATTACAAAGAAACATATAATTTTATAGTTTCTAATGCAACTACGGATTTTTTTATAAATAATTCTGATTTTTTATATCTTTATGATGGAAATATGGATATTATTGAAACACCTGCAATAGGTTATTATGGAAATTATTACAAACGCATTGCATCTACAACTGTTATTGGCGATTTTGCACAACCTCCAACTGCATCATTAGGACCATATTATTATTTTGGAACATTTAATAGAGCTTTGAGATACGCTTGTATTACAAGTAATTATGAAGAAAAAGTTATTGGAGAATTAAAGCTTACGAGAGAAAATACGCCAATATGGAAGAAAGGTGGTATTGTAAAGTTTGTTTTATTTATGGGAAATAGTACTATATTTTTAGATCGACCCGATGACCCAGACGACAATTCACTAGTTTCTATTGAATTATATGAAACTAGCGAAATGGCAAGAAAAACAAAAAAAACAAGAGATGCTGATGGCAAATGGACACAATTTTACGATTCTGTATATCAACCTATGAATGTTATTAAATTAAAAGATAAAACTATTACTTTAGACCCACAAATTATTGTTAAAGAAGATAAACAACAATACCCAATGTCTTATGTTTATATTGACACAGAAAATGTGATATATAAAAAGCAAAAAGATTACGACATAAGTAATTACACAATTGAATAAACATTCATTCATCATTTACATCGATATTTAATGTTTTTCCATGTATTTCAGCGATCTTTCTTTTATATTCATCTTTTTTAGTTTTATCAATATTTAGCATAAAATTAATTTTATAAGTTTCAATATATTTCGCTAAATCTTTAGTTGACACACCAATCGTAGTGCTTGTTGTAAAAATTGTTTGGCAACCTTTATCGTGATATATTTTTTTATCAGTATTAGAAGATTTATTTACATTCGTGGGCGTAGTTTTTAAAGATTTTTTTAAAGGGGTTTTTAAAGGTTTTTTTAAAACTCTTTTAGGCTTATTGCCAAATAATAAAATGTTATTAGAAGGATTTTCATAAGTTATATATTTATTATTAGAAGGATTTTCATAATTAATAATGTTTTTCATTGCTATTACATGTATAAAATATTTTATATATGTAAAATAATAGAAAAAATGATGTTTCGCTAATATATATGTCGCGTTTAACTAATTTACTATTTACTATTCTAGGTATTTATGCTGGTATTTATATAATGACCGCCATTATGCAATTTTTTGAAATTAAGTTTTCAACATATGGAGTTTATATGTTTTATATTGCAGTAATACTCTTATTCGTGAATATTCTGCCTACTAGGAAAATAAACATTTTTGATCCTACAACTTATTCATTAAATAATAGTGGTTCAAGTTCAGGAAATAAATTATTACCTAAATCATTGGGATTGAGCGACGGATAAATATTATTCATAATCACTTTCGTCATAAATTATAGCATTTTGTGCAAAAATGTCATCCGAAAAGTCTTCTACATAATTGCTGTAATTATTTATAGACATATCTTCATCTGATACATTTCTTTCTCTAAGATATTTTTCTACTATTTCTATTTCAATTGCATTATCAGCTTCTATTATAATTTCTGATGGTGTTGGGTTTCTTCCACTAACAATTTTAAACTTTTTTATAATACCACCTATTTTATCGTTTACTTCTTTATCTAATATTTTTTTTGTATTATAAACACTCTTAGATACTGAGACTAATACATTACATATTTCTGGTTTTGTTATTGCTAAATATGCACGGTTTTTATCATTCAATTTATTAATTTTATTTGGAAATGTTTTGTTGAATCTATTAATAACCCCTTTACCTAATACAGGACTTACTTCTATTAATTTATTAAACTCATTTTGTACAATATTCACCATATTTATAGCAGGAATCCTCATATTAGGTGGTTTAGCTAACTCAATTTTAGTATTTCTATATAATTTATCCCATGATATTGTTGCAATGCGATGCGATTCATTTTTACTATGTATTTTACATGCTTCTTGCAGCACTATTAAAAGTCCAGTTATAATATTTACAATACCTATACAGAGGAAAAGATATTCTCTGTAATTTTCTTCTATTCTGCTACTAGAAAAATTAATTGTTCCCGAGCTAATTGATAATATAATTGTTGGGATTGTAAATAATGCCGCTTTTTTAGAATAATCAGCATGAGCTTCATTATGCATCCAATTATAACACATCGCTTGGTCAGCAAGGTCAATTAATATCTTTTCTGTTTCATCATTCCAATTTGTATTTTTATTGTTCATTATATGTATTTCATATATTATTATGTTTTATATTCTTTTATCGTAATATCACAAAAAATATTTTTTAAACACAATATACTAAAATATTATGTTTAAGCACAACGATATCGATAAAAGATTTCTTGATATGCTTTCCCAAAGAAAATCCGCTATTCATATTTTAGATGAAGTAAAATATAAAATAATTACTCTTAACGAGTTTCACAAGAAACTTCTATCTAAAAATAATAAACAACACTATAACTTTGTTTTAGATACATTATTTTTTAAAATAGATGTCATTAAAAAAGATTATTATCAATTAAACCGCAAATTAAAATCATTTGACAATAGAATGTATTATGATTATTCAACTTTGTATAATAGCGTAAAAGAATACACTTTCAAGAATGTAGGTGATAAATCGGTTTCAAATCACATATTATTTTCCTATAATTTTAAACCCTATAAGCATTTAGATAAGAAGGTGGTATATTCTATTAATTCAAGTATAAATATTAAGCATTGTATAGTTCAATGCTTGCAGATATTAAAATGTTATCTAGAATGCAAATCAAATAAAAATAAAAATAATGAAAAAGATAAATTATTAAATATTAACAACCTAGTTCATAGTGAAATGTTTGCAAGTGAAATATTACAGTCTAAATTAGATTTATTTTACAACTATTTACGATCATTTAGCAATGATTACTATGATTATTATACGAGATTGATACTAAATATAAAATTACTTTTAGGAATTGCAAATCATGATTTAGAAATAAAAGATAGCATAGAAGTTTCTAGAGAAAATAATGAGGCTAATAAAGAAAAAGAAATTGAAATGATAGAAATTGAAAATAAAATTATTGAAATTAAGACACCTTCAACAGACATAGATACTATAAGAAACGTTATTAGTAATAATTTTATAAATGCCGAAACTAAGCTTGTCTTAGATAATATTTTAAATAAGGTTTCATCAATGCAAACAAATACTTCTAATAAAAATATTGTTTTAGAGATTAAAGAAATGTCTAACCAAAATGAAGAGCAAGACGAAGAAAGAGATACAACAAATAATGATGATGTTGTTATTGAAATAATTAGTAATGAACCTCATAATGAAGATGATATTAATATTGACAACCATGTTAATGACAACCATGTTAATGACAACGATGTTAATGACAACGATGTTAATTCCAAAGATGAAATTAGTGAAAAAATAGAAGTTTTATCAAATGCTTCTAGTGATTCGTTGGACACTTTAAAACATAAACATAATTTTAGTGTATCTTCTATAGGAAGACGTGTTTATGTAGACGGATACTCGTCTCCAGGGACATTATTATTTTATGGAAATCACAATATTGATAATTCAAAAAGGTGTGGTGTTGAATTAGATAAACCTATTGGTAAAAATAATGGTACTATAAAAAACCACAAATATTTTACGTGCAAAGAAAAACACGGTGTTTTAGTTGTGCCATGGAAGATTACATTTTTAGACGATATCCCAATGAAGTAAAGTTTCTTTAAGCTTGAAAGAAATATATTTAAATAAAATTGAACTAAATGTATTTCTTTAAATATATTCATAAATAATATTATGGAACGACGCATCACAAAAAAGATTGATAATTATCAGGTAGATTTTAAGAATAAAATAAAAGATTGGATCACAAAGAATAAAGGGTTTTCGCTTGTTGATGAAAAGGTATTAGGGGGTTTTATGAGATTCATTTATGATCACCCCAGCCTTAAGCTCGAAAAATCGGATTTTCAAAAGCGTCGCCGTGCAACAAATCCGATTCCATTGTTTGAAAGATGTAATGCGATCATTGCAGATGGTGGTCAATGTACGAGGAGAAAAAAAGAGTCTTGTAAGTTTTGTGGAACTCATTGCAATAAACAACCACATGGAGTTATAAATAATAAAGGAAAAACTGTTCCACAAATGAAAAAGGTTGAAGTATGGGTTGAGATAATTAAAGGAATACATTATTATATTGATGCAAATCATAATGTTTATATGCCAGGAGATATCATATCCGGAAGTACAAAACCTAGGATAATTGGTAAATGGAAAAAAAATGCAGAAGGCGTCTATGATATTCCAGATCTTTAAAAGAATTATTTCATATTTTCAATAATCTTTTGAAGATCGTTAATTTTTTTTTCTGCTAGAGCGAGTCTAAGATTCGTGTTTTCGTTTTGTAATCTCAAAATCATCAACTCATGATTATTAATACTTTTATTAGTTAATTCCCCTTCAACCTCATCGTTTGTAAGTTTTAACATAGATTGGATATTTTTAATTGTCGCACCGTTTTGCTTAAGTTTTCTAGCAACATGATATATCTTTTCTTTAGCTTCATTTACAGTTGTATTGTAAAATAACGCTAATGTTTCATATGTCATATTGAATGCACCTCGTTGCATCATTAGTTTTGATTCATCGCTACTAATATTGATCATTAAAGAGTTTTGCATCTTTGTATTATATTCTGTATTTTATAAAAATATAATCAAAAATGGTTCAATTTTGCGTTTATTTTTGCAAGACATTATAATCTTATGTATCAAGTACATGGATATTGACAAAGAGAAAATATTAGTAGATTTTTTTAATAAATGCGATATTTCGTGCGAAAAATTGGCTGATCTAAATAACACATATATTGAACGCGAGTCTTTATTAAGTGATAAAAAATATGAATCTATACTTGATTTTATACCAGAGTTAAAAGCAATTTATTCATCTTCTTACATGACATCTTTACAGAAGACCGCAAAAAATAATCAAAAATGGCCTCTAATAAATATCTTAAGACAGATATTAAAAACGTGCAACTATACATTAAAACCCATACGTAAATCGGATGGATACACTAAGTCTGGTAAAAAAAAGTACAAAAGATTTTTCATTATTAAAAAAATACAAAAACCTGAATCATTACATGACTGAATATATTACAAAGCCGTGTTATACTAGAAAATAATAATAATAATACATTCTGATTATTTATATTATTATTATTGAGTTTATATCATAGTATTTTTTGTAAATTATTATAATAAATGGAGGGAACCAAAAGTAATGCTAAAAAAGAAATAAAAGATATTATAGAAGATTATGTAGATTTTATTAGGAATAAAGGAGAGAAAGAAAAAATTAAAAAAAAGAATAGTTTTACTAATTACACATTAGATATTGGCAGTGATATAGAAGATGATAGAGTTATAGATCTTGAAGAAAAAATACCTAGAACACCCACAAATACACTGACTGATAATTATTTTGAGTTTATAACAATTATGACAAAAAAATAATTTAATATATTTAAATTACAGTAATGCAAGTAGTTCCACAACATTATGTGCCTAAATCCTTGAATAAAAAAGGTAAAAAACTGCAGAAAAAAGAATTAATCAAGTCTAGAAAAATGTATAAAAAAGGGAAATATCATACAAGAAAAAAAATATCTGGATATAAGTCTAAAAGATCTAGATGGGAAACTCATCTTAGAAAAAAATACAAAATTAAAAACCATGAAAAAATTACTCTTAAGCGGCTAGTTAAGGCAACAAAATGTAAAAAGTCAGCTTTAAAGAAAATAATTAAAAAAGGCATGGGTGCTTATTATTCTTCTGGCTCAAGACCAAACCAAACACCTCATTCATGGGGATATGCACGACTATATAGTGCTATTTCTGGAGGCCCTGCGTCACGTGTTGATAAATATATATTACTTGAAGGTTGTAAGAAAAACAGTAAAGCAATAAAATTGGCAAAAAATCCTAAAAAATATACAAAAAGAAAAAAAGTTCAGCTTGGAGGCTATAGAATGAAAGAAAAGATTATTAGATTTGAAAAGTCACCTATTAATGGAAAGAAATATAGAGCATTTGTTGGGAATTATAAAACTAAAAAAATAAGACATATAGATTTTGGTGCATCTGATTACCAGCAGTATAAAGACAGAGTACCATTGAAAGTGTATGCACATAAAAATCATGGCACTAGAAAAAGAATGAGAAATTACTTTAACAGACATAGTGGTACGCCTATAAGATCAAAAGCTATTGAAAAAGAACGCAAAAAATCAAAAGGATATTTTAATGCAAAAATATTAAGTCATGAATACCTTTGGTAAATAATATTTTTATTATTTTAGAAATATTATTTATAATTTTATTTAATTAGCATAGCTATTATTACCTAAATAAACCTGTAAAAATATTGGTGGCGTATGAGATTAGAGTATCAACTATACTAGTTGTAACATTTTCAGCTAAGTTAGTAATATTTATACCTGCCGTTTTAGCTGAGGCATCAATAAGGTTTGTTTGATCAGTTATCTCTTTCGGGGTAAAAACTACAGTGGAAGTCTTGAATGCTCGCGATGGATTTGTTATATTCCTTGTAAAACCGGTTGAAAACAATAATATATTTTTGTAAGTCGGAAAACCATCACGCAAGCGTTGTTCATACTCGGGAGTTCCAACTTCTATCCTTAAATCTAAAACTGCTGAAATAAAACCTGTCGGTTCGTCCGTGGCTTCTCTGGGTTCGTCAGCAAAATAGCCTTCGAGAAAACCAGTCTCAAAACTTATAGCATTAGCAAACATATAATCAAGATTGGTAATGACGCCAAGTTTTAGATAGGCAAAAAATATGTTGCTATTAAATGAATATGCCTGATTAAACATATGACTTGCATTTTCAACGCTTTCAAACCAACCCACAAATAAATATCCACTACCATTGCCGGATATTTCCTCCTCTTTGTAGTCCTGAGTAATTATCTCTGCTGTTGCGAACGTCGACCCGCCGAGGACGTTCGCCTCACCAACATCAGGATGTCGAGGAGGATTCATCACACCATATTCATAACCATTATTAAAAGTGATTGCATTATAAAACATGTAACTTGTATCTTTTAGTGAATTGCCATAATTCCAATGTGAGAGAGTTTGATTAAATGCCCATGCTCCAAAAAACATATGACTCATTGTTTCTACATTTTGTACATTCCATTTCCATTTACTAATGGGTATTTTATTAGACTTATTATTTTCGTCATATCCTTCGTATATCCATCCTTTTATATTTCCTACAGGATCAGCCTCTTTCAATCCTTCAGGAGGGCCACGGAGACCATTATTGAAACTCATTGCTCTGTAAAACATCCCACTCATATCTTTAACATTTTCTACAACCCAATCTGTAAGATTTTGATTGAATACTAAAGCATCTTTAAACATATCTTTAAAGGATATTTTATCATCATTTTCAATATTGTTCGGAGCCGAATTCAACCAACTATTAATAGGCTGATTGAATAACCGTGCATCCTTAAACATTCCTTCATAATTTGTATTTGAATTAAACTGCCATGTATTTAATGAGGCACTGCCATTATTGAATTCTTGCGCATTTGAAAACATATATTCTGTTGTTTTTACATTATTGACACTCCAACTATTTATTGATTTATTAAATACTAATGCACCATCAAACATATGAGACATATTATCAACATTTTCAGTATTCCAAGTTCCAATATTTTGATTAAACGCTTTTGCATCTTTAAACATGCTTGCCATAGTAATAACATTACTAACAGTCCAACTATTTATTGATTTATTAAATACGAATGCACCATCAAACATATGAGACATATTATTAACATTTTCAGTATTCCAATTTCCAATATTTTGATTAAACGCTTTTGCATCTTTAAACATGCTTGCCATAGTAATAACATTACTAACAGTCCAACTATTTATTGATTTATTAAATACTAATGCACCATCAAACATATGAGACATATTATTAACATTTTCAGTATTCCAATTTCCAATATTTTGATTAA